CATACCGTGACTGTCTTCTTTAACTATTTTTTTAGCTTCTGGTCGGTTAGCAACTTCATTAAGTTTTGCTAATGTGTCATATATATTGTCCATTGTGTGTTCCTTTATTTGTTTCTACCCGGAGGGCCGTTTTTACGATTCTCAGGAGCGGAATTACCAGCGGAACTAGTAACGACCGGAATCTTGTTAGTACCCATAATAGGACTTGTAGTGCTATTTGGATAATCTGTTGTAAATTTTGCTGGAGGTGTTTTACCACCTGCTATTGTAAAATCACTTGAATACTCGTTACCTATTACTACTCTTTTGTAAGGATCGGCACCATAGTACTCACTTGCTTCTTTGCTTGCCTTGTTTTCAGGTTGTTCACCTTCTTCTGTGCCTAGCACTGGATTAGGTTGATCTTCGTACCCTTTGCGTTCCTCTTCAACACTGTTAACATACTCTTGCGTTTGTATAATTAGATGATTTGGATTCATTCCAAGTAGCTCTGCCATCTGTGTAATCTGTGGCGGTGTAGCTGGATAGTTGAAAGTAACATCCATAAATGTAACACTATCGTTTTCAGCTTCTGGAAAGTCAGGTAATACTTTTTGTATTGGAGTCTTCTTAGGCTCTGTCATCTTTACGACATCAAACTGCTGAAGTTTTTCTTCCAATGCGTTTATTAGTTCTGCATCTACATCGCCTAATATTTTGATTCTATAATCAAATGTTTGACGTGTTTCTACAAGGTATTGTGCAAATGATTTCATCTTATGTTCCTTCTGTGCAGTATTTAGCAGACTAGAGCTCATTTCTCTTCTTTGTCTTTGTTTAATAACCTATCCAAAAGTGCGTTTCTATCTAGTACAACGCCGGTTCCTGTGGCAATATCTTCTGTGTTTGCAATTACCTTTTGATCTAAGTTTGCTTTCTTTAGTTGCAAATCAACCATCTTTAGTTTCTTGTTTAGTTTTGCAGTTTTAGCAGTGATAGCATGTCCTAGCATTGTGCTAGCCACACCAAATATATCACTTGCCCAACGACTGTCAACATTCATTCCCAAGTCCATCATGTCTTCGTAACCTTTTACTGCTTTGCCAGCAAGGTCATCCATTTCAGTATCACTTGCTTCTAGTCCACGCACCAGTGGCAAGGCTGCTTGTACCTTGTCTAATTCACTGAGTGTGTTTTGCATGACTATAGTATTTTCTGGCTTGGCTTCTGGGACGTTATCAGGAGTCACTTCGTCAGGTAATCCATCGTCGGTTGGTAGTTCAAACAGTTCTTCTAGTTTCTTGGTCATGTGCTTCCTTCAAACATTCTGGACATACGCAGTCATGTAACTCTGTGTTAATTGCTACCAATGGTTCAATCATGCACCAACAGGTATAATCTGGATCGCAAGTAAATCTGGTGTTACACAGTTCGCAAGTCTTCATATTACTTATTTACGTTTTCCACCTTGACGGAAAATGTCTTCCTCTGTTATAACTCTAAATGTTAGTCCACTGCGTTTACACCATGCTTGAGCAGCTGCCCACTTGGCATGATTTACAGCAACAACCATTCTATCTCTGTTGTTTGCTTTGCTCTCAAGAATACTCTGCTTTTTTGGTTTAATTTCAATTAGCTCAGTGACAACTTTGTTATGCTTGTTTCTGTATTGGATAAGGAAATCAGGAATATAACGTGTTTGTTTACCTGTAAGTGGATTTATATAAGGAATAACAAGGCTTTCACTTGACCAAGTGATTATATGATCATTACTATCACAAAAACGCATAAATGCAAGTTCCCAACCACTGCGATACTTAGGTACGCCTTTGCCAGCATACTTTTTAGGATTCATCACAACATAAGGACCTTGCTGGAACTTGTTAGCCATGCTTCACCTATATTAGTATATTGCGGGCAGTATATTGATTTGGAGTTGGAACAGTGGTTATGCCAAGTAATGTCGTGTTACTGCGTTGATTGTTTAGATAGTAGGCTAGAGTAGCAGTAATTTGTATAGTACTTTGATTAGCAAGTTCATTGAGTAGATCTTCAACTGGAGTTCCGCTATCCTCTTGTATTTGAAATACAGCTAGTGTAAAATTTCCTGCTTGTTCTTTGCTTGCAAATATACTAGCAAAAAAACTGTACACACTATCATATGCATTTTGATCAATTACCAACTCACGTTGATAAAAATCATCAAACACTCTTACTGTTGGATCTGTTCCTGGATTTGGATAATTAACAGTTGTCATGAATATTAACCTCTGTTATTAGGATTTTTACCAACTTGACCTGGAACAGTTACTGGTCCATTTAAGTTAGTAGGATTTTGATTTGTACCGGTATTGGCTGCTTTAAGTGTTGCAGCCTGTTCGTTTACTGATGTGAATCTTGCTTGCTTTGGAAAAAACCCAGAACCTCTAGCAGCGCCTGGTAGATCTTGTTTTATTACACTTCTAGCCATATTAGTTGATTCTGTTTTGAACATCTCATTGAGGTCACGCCCTTTGAAGGTTTCAAATGCAGTACCACCTTTCTGTATTGCTCCAACTACACCTGCTAGGTTACCAGCACTTAGATCTGTAATAATGCCAGAACCTGCATCAATTAAACCACTTTGTCCAAAGATTGTAGCTGTAGCACCTGGTCTTGCCAATGGTGACTTTGTTGTATCGTAGTTGGCTGCATTTCCAAAACTTGGAATTTGATCATCTGGTGAACTACCGTTTATTGCACCATGATAGTATTTTACTGTCTCATATTCAAAAGTAAATGTATTTTGCATTATACCGTTACCTTCACTATAGTTGTAAGTATCATGTTCAAATGAACTAATAATTGGATTAACTAGTACATAAGCTGCAAACTGATGATCGTTAAATCCAAAAATTGTTATATCACGGAAAAATGCTGGCTTGCCACCTCTGGTATTAGTAGGTCCATCCATATAGCTCTCGCCAATGTAGCCCCAGTCATTTATTTCTCTGTCTTGTGTATAGATATCTCTAAAACCATAAGGAAAAGCCGCTCCTGGATCAACACCGCTGGCATTTTGTCCAAGACTACCATTTGTTACTGCGGCATCTAGGTATTTTTGGCTAGCGTCTTTGTAGTAGTATGAGTAGTAGTTATACCATAGCTCTCTGGCTAGGTCACTGTTATCATCATGCATAACACATGTGATTGGATCGTAATCTATTTGTGTTTGAACCTTGCGTTTCCTATTGTATTGATTCATAGTATCAACTGAAAACTTGTATGCAGGAAGTTTGATTTCTTTGACAAGCATACTCATATTAGCAACGTCTTGTGCTTGAAAGACAGATTGTAGTTGTGGTATCAAAAATGAATTTATATTGAACACAACATGAAATAGAAACTTTTTGCGTGGAGAAAGGGCCGAGTTATTACTGCGAAACGCTTTGCTCGCATGTGTATAATCTCTTAAGAAATCGTTTCCAAAAAATCCTTTAAGTACGTCTTCACCGAAAGCCATAAGTTACTCCTCTAACTTAATTAGCCAGTTATAACGTCACCTAGTGTTCTTCCTACTGTAGCTCCAACGCCTGTTCCAAGTGGTGTCTGCACTGCGTTATCATAACGTAGAGAACATTCAATTGTTACAGGGTCATTTGATGCGTAGTCCAAGTCACCATAGTTTGCACTTACTAAGAAGCAACCATATAATTCCCATGTCTCAAGTACGTTTGGTGTGCTTGTGCCGTTACCACCGTCTAATACTTCACAACGTGTAACAAACTTATAGTCAATACCTGAACTTGCTGATGCTTGCTCTAGTGTATCCATTTGCTTTTGTATTTGCTCACCAACTAGTCTACTTACGTTTCCGCCAGCGTCATCTCTAAATGTTGCTGATACTGCGTCCCATGTTTGACGTCCAGCAAGATAGATTCTACTGTTGTAGATTGGTACTTCAATTTCTTCAAAGTTTATAGTAGGTCTAGTAAAAGTCATTACCTGTTTGGTAAGTTCTGTTCTAGGTGTAGACACTCCCATATTCTCAAATACCACCCGGTAGCGATATTTTAGTTTTGGCATTAACAGTCCTTGAGTTGGACTGGATTGGTCTGACGCCAAAGGTACTGTCATTCTTGTTAGCGATGATACGGCCATTTTCTAATTCTCCTTATTACAAAAGTATTTATCAAATTTTTGCCACAAAAAAATGGAGCCGAAGCTCCATTTATATTTTTTTTCTTGTCTTATGTAACCGCAGCCGCACTTGCTACGTTACCTGCGGATATCTCACCTGTGTTTTTAATTCTAACTGGTATAAAGATAAACTCAACAGCTTTAACTGGCTCAATTGCAA